TCCTGTAATCTAATATTTTTTTCATTTCTGTCGATTTTAAGAGATGTTCTAATAAGTGATAAGAACACTAATCCTATAAAAATGTATAACAGATATGGTTTCATACTAACACTCTTTACTTAAGTCTTCTGCCATATTACCACCAATCTCTGCACCTTGATTACCAGAGAACATCGTTACCCAACCAGCAGCAACCCAACCAACAAAGGGAATGTTAGCGAGAGTAGGAGCAGCACTAGCACCAATACTGGAACCCACGAGTCTTCCTGTTCCTTCTGCACCTCCGATTGCTTTGATACATGCTTCTGATTTTCCGTCTGTTCCGATTTCTGTTGTGGTTGATTTATTGTGAACTGCACCGTCCATCGTGTATTGCTCAACGACTTTAACTTTGTTGTTAGCCAATCCAAGAAACCCACCTTTAGTATTGCTGTCCCTTTCCACACGCATTACTTTTGGATCGTTTGCTTTATAACTTATCTTATATCCATTATGTCCAACTTCTGCTTCATATGATGTATAAGGACCAACTGGTAAGTTGATACTTGGTAATTTACTTTGACGATTTGATAAAGAACCTATCATACCAATGTGGGATAATCCAATGAGTCCACCTAATCCCAAGGCGAACCATTTACCCCATTTCACTTGCTTTTCCATTATCCTTTCTTAGGTGGTACTGAAGGAGCGAGAACCATTGGTGCTTGCTCGATTCTGATTGTTTGTGCTGGTGCTGTATTTGCTGCTTTCTCGATTAATATCTCCATATCTTTCTTTGATATGTTTGCTCCTCCACTACTAGAAGAAGACTTACCTTTGTTTTTACCCGCTTCAACACCAAAAGTAGCTAGCACTCCTGTAAAAACTGAAGCTATAAAAGTTGGATCAATCTTATCCTGTTTTGCAAAACCAGGAAAAGTTACGTAATTAAGAGTTAAAATTCCACCTGCCCATATTAAAATCCCAAGTCTCACAAAAGTACTCAGGATTGCCATTTGTTCATCTTTATCATCCACTGCCTCTTTTAATTTTGCTAGAGGACCTTTAGGTTTTACATCTTCTTTCTTTGGTTCAGCCATGGGATCACTATATCTATATTATATATAGACAATTAATCCCTAAAAACCTAATGGTATAGGTGATGCAGGTGCTTCTGGTGTTGGGGTTGATGGTGATGGTAAACCTAAACCTCCTCCACCTATACCTCCTAAATCTCCGAGACCACCAAGTTTATCGGTGACTGCTTCCATTACCTTGCCTTTGACGTTATCGATAATCGCATCCTTATTGAGATATACAATCCCAACAGCACCAACGACGGTGATAGATACAACACCACTTGCAATAGCGATTCCATTGATAATTTTTTGTAACATGATTAACCCTCCTGTAATGTACCGAAAGACCTTCGTATTTCACGAAGTTCTTCGAAGTTCTTTTGTTTTGTGCCACCGTCATATGACCAGGCATATCCCTCGGTGATCATTTGTTCGTTAAGTGAAGTATCAGCATCCCCAACGTACAACCAACCGAGAAGCCTGCCATACTTACCCATGCCACCAACAAGTTCGGTTCTAATGGTGAGTTCATCATCTCCATCGATTGCTCCCTCCAATTGTTCTTTCATCCAGTTAGTGGCATCTAATCCCAGTGCTTTCTCTTCCAGATCTCTTGTTCTTTTCTCTGGCGTATCAACTCCTGCAACTCTAACTCTTTCTTTCTTGTATAGATCAAACCCAAGATCAATGGTGACATCAATAGTATCCCCGTCAACAACACGATTAATCTCTGTGACTCTGAAGTTGTAGCAGCTCTTTCTGCTCGGTGGTGTCATTACTCCCATAATTGTATTCAGCAAGTGCACTATTTATAGCATCAGAAGGTTTTGTTGCTGTTTGCTCAATTTGGTTTCTGCGAGCATTTCTTTGAAACATAGTCTGCATTTGATGCCAATGCATTGGTTCGTAAATATCAATCTCTCCTCTCAGTTCTTCTTTTGGTATGAGTGGTTTTGGTTTTGGTGGAACATAATCAGGAGGTGGACAAAAAGTAGGTTCACCATCTAAACGAGGACTACATGCATGTGCAGGTGGATCAGTAACTGGTGCTGTGCATCCAACTAATATGAGTGGTATTGCCAAATATTTAATCATCTTTACCATCAACTTTAAGAACTACTACTGGTGCGATCACTCTATGAAACTCACGAAAGTATTCTTCACGACTCTTCGCATACTCACGTTCTTCTTTCTTTTTAGTCATTTGGAAAGTAATGATCGTATCTCAATATGTAGTATATCACAATACTCACAGAAATCAACAGTATGAGTATCATGACATTTACACTATGAACTACTGTCAATCTCGTTGCCTCCAGTCATCTGATTTATCATTCTTAAACCAGTCTGCGATATCATCCGCACCATTAAAACCTTTCTTCTTTGAATTAGGATCTCCTAAGTCCAAATACTTTAAACAAGACCCATCTGGGTCAGTTGCAAGTCTTCTTGCTTGACTCACCATACCTCTTGCACTCGTATTAGCCTTTGCTAATTTATTTGCCCATATCATATCCTCTAGGGTCACTTCAGTTCCAGAAGCAATGTCTTTACAGATTGATTCCAATCTCAGACGATATTTTGTAGATAACATAAACTAATATATGTAATAAGTATATACTATATATTGATTAAAAAGATGGCTCTAAATCAGATATGTGGTCTCCAAAACAAACGGAGTATGTCAAGTCCTCTTTCCAATACGATCTGTATATCTTATCCCAGATTAAATCAAACTCTTCTTCGTTTAAATTTTTAAAAATACATCTATCTTCAAGATAGATATGATAGGTAGCTGTTTTTGTCATACGATCATTGACATTGCGTGTTGTAATTCTCTAGCATGTTCGAGTTCATCTTCTGCGATCTCTGCTATCCTCTTATCTTCTGGATGATATGAAAGATACTTGATGTAAGTTTCATATGCGTGCTTTTCAATCTTCATGTTGATATCATAAGCGTTAATAGGATTGAGAACATAATACCCAACCATGATCCAATAATAAAGTATAACAAGATGTTTGGCAAGGAACCTATCAATCCAGTATTTATTGCCCTCCCTAGCTTCCATCTCTTCCAAGTGTTCCGTTTCATTTAAGGCCTGATAGAAGTGTTCTTTCATTAAGTATATATGTTCCTCACCTCTCAATCCTAAAGATTCTCTTAAATGTAATACACTTATGAACGCAAAGTATGGCGCTCGTGCAATCACTTCAAGAACCCAGAATCTTTGAGATGGTCGATTGCGATATAAAAAATCAAGTATCGCAACAGTAACGTTAAGGACGGCAGAGTTTAATTGTTTCATTTAATCTCCTTAATTGATTCCAAAGAAAAAGGATGTTCTTGTAGATACGGAACATCCTCTCTTGCGTGTCTTACTGCTTCAAATGCGTCTTCAGCATATTCACCAATTTCATGGTGTTCGTTTTTTTGATCGTGCCAACTTAATGTGTAATGGGACATGATAGTTTCAACTCCAGTACGTTATTATTTATAATAACACACTAGGTATAATTACGCATCAAATATGTGGACTCACTGACATCATTCTTCGATTTCAAAGAACCATTTTATGTGTTTAATATAATCAAATGTACAGCCTATATCCTTGTCACAGTTAGTATCATACTTTCTGTCACATAAAAACTTCCTTAATTCATAAACAGAATTAAATTTACCTTGATGTCTTTCCTGTTCGTCGTATAGATGATACTTCATCAACAGTTTTTATTCAAGTCCTCTGCCATATTACCACCTATATCAGCTCCCTGATTACCACCAAACATCGCCACCCAACCAGCAGCGACCCAACCAATAAAGGGAATAGTACTAAGAGTAGGAGCAGCACTAGCACCAATCGATGTACCCACCAAACGTCCTGTTCCTTCTGCACTTCCAATTGCTTTGATGCATGCTTCACTTTTTCGTGCAGCAGTTATTTCCTCCGCTTGTTGTTGAGTCAAACCAGGCGGTGAGTCAATCCATGATCTATGATTAGAAACAGGGCCACCCTGATTAATCTGACCATCCATGAAATACTCCTCTGTAACTTGAGTTGTATTGTTTGCTAAACCTAAGAAACCACCCTTCTTCTTGATATCCTTAGTGATGAATGCTGTCTTGGGATCGTTTGCTTGATAACTTAATTTGTATCCATCCTTACTCGCTGAGATAGCATAGGATGTATAAGGAGTTACTGGTATATCTATCTTAGGTAACTGAGTTTCAGTTTTTCTACTAGCAATATATCCTATCATTCCTAGATGAGATACTGCAAATAAACTACCAACCACTCCGATTGATATCCACTTTATATTATTCATTTTGAGTCAGGGGTGATTTTAATTGGTGCTGATTCAATTCTGATTGTTTGTGCTGGTGCAGTCTCTGCCGCCTTTGCAATCAAGAACTCCATGTCCTTCTTAGATATATTTGCATCTCCACCACCACCTTTCTTTTTACCACCAGCTTGAACGCCAAAGGTTGCTAACACACCTGTAAATACTGACGCTATGAAAGTTGGGTCAATTTTTTGTTCCTGTTTATAGCCAGGAATCTCAACGTAATTCAAAGTTAAGATTGCACCCGCCCATATCATCACGCCAAGGCGAACAAATGTACTAAGTATTAATAACTGCTCTTCTTTATCATCTACTGCTTCTTTGAGTTTACTAAAAGGCCCCTTCTTTTTGGGTTCTTCTTTTTTAACTGTTTCAGCCATAATTATGTTATGATCTCAAGTTATTTAGTTAACCAATATCTTGTAACTTTTCTACTACTGTTGATGCCTGCATAGGGGCGACATCATTTAAACCATTCGCATCGAACCAAGGTGCGTTTTCCCAGTCGAATCCATCACCGAATGTGTTGTCGGCATTTGCAACATACCAATGGCAAGCTGCGTCTGGTATGTCAACCGCACATACAGCCCAATCATCTGTCCATTGAGGGACTTGTACCCAGATGACTGGTTCAGCTTCATACGCATATGCGGTTTTACTTACTCCAAATAACAATACAAACACTAACAACCAAGAAAATATTCGAGGAATATATTTGATTGATGGAGGATGTTTGTATGTCTCCATAACGTCGTGATAATTCATTAGATTAATCCTGAGTAACCAGCTATTGTGCCTATCATTATAAAGAAACCGAACTCCATGAGTTCGTAGTATGGACTATAGAATATTTTTTTCATGCGAAAGCGATGTTACCTACACCTGATACGATGTAAAGTGCAACTACTGATGTGAATAGAATGTGATACATTACGTTCCTTGATATACTGGGGTCATTATTCCACCACCCTGATCATCGTCATCATCATCCTGAGAACCCATTAAGAGTTCAAAGAAGACAAGAATTCCTATGGGGTAAAAACACCATAGGATTGCCATGAAGGGTGATATTTCGTGTGTCGCAGATAAATCTGACATCTATACGAAGCCAGGGATTATCTGACCTGTTGTTAAATATGCACCTATACAGGCTACGATACCTAACATTGCAAGTCTTCCATTGAGTTGCTCTGCAACTCTTTTTGATTCCTTATCAGACATTAGAATATGCCTGGGATGATGTTACCTGTTGTTGCATATGCGCCTACTGCTGCAACAAAACCGAGCATAGCTGCCCATCCGTTAAATCTTTCTGCTTCTGGAGTCATTAGTTTGTACCTTTGTTGAATTGTGAATTGTGAGTTAAATTTCATTTTAGAAAAAACCTGGTGCTATTTCTCCAAATAACACATAGTTAACTGTGCCGATTACTAGACCGAGCATTGCGAGACGGCCATTGACCTTCTCTGCGTATTTCCAATAAGAATGATTTTTATCCATTAGAATATACCAGGAATGATTTGTCCAGTTGTAACGTATGCACCTAATAGTGCAACCATACCTATCATAGCCCAACGACCATTAACTTTCTCAGCGTTCTGAGGATATCCCTCATAGGAAGCACTTTCATCTATGTAAGGTCTTGTTTCATTTGGGAAAGCGTTTTGTCTTCCACCTGATTCTGTTGTAACTGTCATTGAATTATTAAGTTATGTAACTATATTATATAGTAAATCTTAAATTTTGTCAAGAAACTTAATA